TTTCAATGGGTCGCTTCTCGTAAAAGGAAGTTAGAAGATAAACCAAGACTATTTTGGGCTCATGATCTTGCCCAAGATCCAGAAGTTGCATTTCTTAAAGAACATAAGAATATGCTAGACTTTGAAAAGATAATATTTGTCAGTAATTGGCAACAGTATCAGTATGGAGTTTATCTTGGTCTTCCTTATGATCATGGTGTTGTTATTCAACACGCCATAGAACCCATTCCAGAACATGAAAAACCCAAAGACAAAATTTCTTGCGTCTATATGAGTACACCTCATCGTGGATTAGAGGTTTTACTTGGTGCTTGGAGACATCTCAAAGAACACAATAAATCTGAAGAAGTTCAATCAGCAGAACTGAATATCTTTTCTAGTTTTAAGATATATGACCGGCCTCACATGGATGAACAATATCGCCATGTATATAAACAGGCTCAAGATATGGATGGTGTTAATTATCATGGTACAGTATCTAATGACCAGATTAGAGAAGAACTTACCAAAAATCACATTATGGCATATCCATCGGTTTATATGGAAACCGCTTGTATTTCAGCAATTGAAGCCATGAGTGCAAAGTGTATGGTTGTGTGTCCTAATCTTGGAGCCCTTCCAGAGACTTGTGCTAACTTTGCTTGGATGTATGGATATGAACCTGCACCTGAGAAACATATTGCGGTTCATTCACATATTCTTGGAAAGGCCATTGAGTCTTATAGAAAAGATGAGACAGAATTGTTGTTGAGTTTACAGAAAACATATTTTGATACCTTTTACAATTGGGATATGCGAATGAATCAATGGAATCAATTTCTGGAATCCGTTAAACTAAGAATAGAAATGGGTAAAGATGATATTACTTGATTATAGTCAAACCGTGATTGGTTCTTTTATGGCCATGGGCAGAGGTAAGCCAGTTGTAGAAGAAGACCTTTTAAGACATACAATACTCAATTCAATCAGAATATTTCGTAATCAATTTGCAAAAGATTATGGAGATATGGTTATTTGTTGTGATGGTAAAGACAACTGGAGAAAGAAAGTATTTCCAGAGTACAAAGCAAATCGTAGAAAGAACAGAGAGAATGACCCCACAGATTGGAAAACTCTCTTTGAACTATTACACGAAATGAGAGAAGATTTGACTAAATACTTTCCATATAAGGTCATGCACGTAGATACTGCAGAGGCTGATGACATTATTGGTGTTCTTGTTGACCACTGTGAAGAAAATCCTACTCTGATACTTTCTAGTGATAAAGACTTTATTCAGTTACAAAAGTTTGATAAAGTTAAACAATGGTCACCACTTCAGAAAAAGTTTATAGTGGGTGATCCTGTAGAATCTTTGTATGATAAGACCATTAGGGGTGATACTGGTGATGGTGTTCCTAACATCCTTTCTTCGGATGATACTCTTATAACTGAAGGAAAACGCCAAACTCCTGTAACCAAGAAGAAGATGGAACTATGGAGAGGTAAAAAACCAGAAGAATTCTGTAATGAGGCTATGCTTAGAAACTACCATAGAAACAAGACAATGGTTGATTTGAGGGAAACTCCAGAATCAATTCGTATAAATATAGTAAATCAATATGATAATCAAGAAGCTGGTGATAGAAGTCAACTCTGGAATTATTTTGTTGATAATAGATTGAAAAACCTTATGGATGTAATTGACGAGTTTTAATTATGACAACTAGTTTACCAAGAGTTTTTGGTGAGATTGCAGTAGCACGCACCAAAAAACAAAAGAAAGAACTATTATTAAAATATGATTGCTTTGCACTTCAACAGATTTTAAAAGCAGCATTCGATCCAAATATAAAGTTTCTCTTACCGCCGGGGGCACCCCCCATAGTCAAATATCAAGGAGACACAGACGAGCCAAATCCAACTTATCTACATTTTCATATTAGAAAGTTGTATTTGTTTGTTGAAGGTCAATCCCCCAAAAATTTGACTAACATGAAAAGAGAAAAAGCATTTACAGATATTTTAGAAGGTATACATCCTTCTGAAGTAGAACTTCTTCTGCAAGTGAAGGATAAAAAACTAAAATGCAGAGGATTAACTTTTAACTTAGTAAAAGAAACTTTTCCTAATTTATTACCATGATAAAAAGTTTAGAAGAGAGAATAGTCAATTTAACCAAAGTTACTACAGATAATGTACAAACAACTGTAGAAGCTGAACTACGGCAATTGGAAATGAAGGGTGGACTACCGATACAAGTTTCGGTTGTTCTTGCTAAGGAAGATGATTTTCAATTTACTATGGATTGGAATAGTACCATGTCAAAATTTTCCACTACACTAGATGGAATAACATGGTACTCTGATTTTGATTACTCCTTATACTCCCCCAAATTATGGGAAACTGGCAACATTGCCAGAGCTCCCCGCCGTGGCCGAAACTCTCCTATTTAAGTTTAAGTAAGTGGCTATCATACTTAACTCAACACTACCAAAAGAGGAATATGAAAATATTCATTGCCTTAGTAGGGCTTTTTACGTTGTGGTCTGCTACGTTAAATTCCGGCACCACAATTAAACTTTGGGTTCCACCAATAACTGACAAACAGGCAACAATAATGTCTCCATTACAAATGACTACAAATGGAAAGACTACAGTTGTACAAATGGTGAATTCAGAAGAACTAGAGTGTATGTCAAAAAATATATATTTTGAAGCAGCTATGGAATCTACTGCTGGAAAATTAGCAGTAGCACAAGTCACTATGAATCGTGTGAACTCATCACGATATCCAAATACTGTTTGTAAAGTTATTACACAGGGAAGACATTATAAGAATGGATTTCCAGTAAAAGACCGATGCCAATTTAGTTGGTATTGTGATGGTAAACTTGATGTACCACAAACTACTAGTTCAATGTGGAGGGCGTCACAAGAGATTGCTGAGTATGTCTTGTCAACTCCTGACTTGAAAGATATAACGGATGGAGCAACCCATTATCATGCGGACTATATCAGTAGTCCAAGATGGGCAAGTCCACGCCGTAGAACAGTAGAGATTGATACTCATATTTTTTATAATAATACCAGAAGGGCCGTAAAAAAGACTTGACAAACTATTGTTAAAGGTGTATAATAGTGGAAGAGTGAGGAAAAGTCTTCCTCACTCAACCTTATAATTGAAAATGATAATGAATATATTTTATTTGGATAAACGCCCAGACGATGCTGCGGAAATGCATTGTGATAAACATTGTGTGAAGATGATACTGGAATATGCCCAGATGTTATCAACTGCTCATAGAGTGCTTGATGAAGATGATGCCCATCCAGACCTATACAAAATTGCACATAAAAACCACCCTAGTACAATTTGGACTCGTTCTTCTAAACAACATTATGATTGGTTGTTTAGATTGTTTAGAATGTTGAGTGCAGAATACTCTATACGATTCGGTTTAATAAATGATAGTCGTGATGTGTTCAAGGTTCACAAGACATGGGATAAGCTTGGTAAGATTCTAGAGATCGCGCCAAAAAATATTGAAGACAATGGATGGGTAGACCCCCCACAATGTATGCCGGATTATTGTAAAGATGATGCTGTGGTCAGGGCATATCGTAACTAATACATATTAGAGAAGAATAATTTTGCTGTGTGGAAGCATAGTGGAACACCAGAATGGTATACGAAAGGAATAAATGCCAACGTATGATTATAGATGTGAAAAATGTGGAAATGAATTTGAGGATTTCCTACCTATGGCTAAAAGAGCTGAACCTACAGAAGAACCTTGTGATAAACAACTTCATAGGGCAGTTCCTGTTTGTGGTGGAAAGATTACTCAAGTTCCTGGCTCAACGCCTACCGCGTTTGCGTATGATAATATAGCATCGCCGGGTCATCCTAAAAAACCGCCCGGATGGATGACCGATAAACTCAAAGAAATAAAGAAGCAACAGGCGGGAGCGACAATGTCGTGGCATCACTAGAACAATTATTATGAAAACATTTAATCATGTAGGCAGTGAATTACAAGACCTAAAAACAGAGAATATAGATGGCCGTAGATTTTATAAGACACCCAATGGTAACTACCAATCCATTACAACACTATTATCAAATCTGTCCAAAGTTGGTATACAAGCTTGGCGTAAGCGGGTTGGAGAGGAAGAGGCCAATAGAATCTCCCACCAAGCGTCGGGCAGAGGCACCCGCGTTCACAATATCGCTGAGTCCTATATCAAAAACCAAGAAGATCATCTAGAGGGAGTTTTACCAGATGCATTTGAGATGTTTCAGTCTATAACTCCACTAATTGATAGGATTGATAATGTTCATTGTGTAGAAGGTGCGTTATATTCTGATGAGCTAAAGTTGGCTGGAAGAACTGACCTAATCGCAGAGTTTGACGGAGCACTGTCCGCTATTGATTATAAAACTTCTAAGAAAATCAAAATTTGGGATCATTGTCATTCATATTTTATGCAAGGTGCTTTCTATGCTCATGCATATGAGGAACGAACAGGGATTTCAGTAAATGATATTGTGATTATTATGGCAGTGGAAAATGAAGAACCAGTGTTGTTCAGAGAAACAAAAGATAGATGGATTGAGCCATT